TCTGTTAAAAAATCATTAACTCTCATAGTCCCATAACCATGTGCTAGATTTCCTGTACCTCCATGATCTAAATGTAAATTACCCCCTGAGTACGTGCCAGTTACATTTGATCCACTATTATTTCTTGCAAGTGGGTTTAGGGTGCAAAAATTGTTTTCAGGACTATCTGGTAAATTAGAATCAAATGCTTCAAAATTGTGGTCTCTAAAATGATTATTTGTTGCACTTCCACTGCCATCAACACCAGTATCTGCACCTATTGTGCTTGTTCCTGCAGTAGTTTGACCATCACCAGTTTGTTTAAACTCTAATCTAAATCCATTATCTCCATGATTTCCAGTATAATCTTTTGCTATCCATATACCATTTTTAAATTCTCCAAAACTTGTGGCTGCAAGTTGCTGTCCATCCACATGATGAAAATCACATAAATAGCCATAAACTCTATTTCCTGCTGAACTGCCAGTTGCTTGACCTGATAAATATGAAGGTTGATAATCTCCTATTCTTTCTCTTGTATGAGCAGAATTATCTCCAATTACTAAGTCAGTATCACTAGGATAAGTTGTAGAAGATAAATTTGACCCAGTTTGTTGAACCCCATTAACGTACAATTTTATTTTGTTTGAAGCAGTGCCTTGAGTTACATCAATAGCAACAACAAGATGATACCAAGCAGATGTATCACGCAACAATCTAGTAGTTTTAACATCTCCTATTTTACTATCTCCAGAATGTATCTCCACACCAAATGTTGAAGAAAAAATTCCTATGGCTATAGATGTTTGAGTACCACCACCATCTCCCTTACTAAAAATATATTGACTAACATCGGTAGCATCATACTTAAACCAAAATGCGTAGGTTGCTATTTTTCTGTTTCCTGCTTGAGCAATATCCCTATATAAAGTTGTATTTCTTGTGCCATCAAACCTTAGTGACTGTGTAGCAACACCGTTGTAAAACTCTCCTCCGGGATTAGCAAACCAAAATGAATTTGAACCTGTCATTCTGTTTCCTTACGCATCTGCAAATGCTAGTTGAGCAGCACCTAAATGGATCGTGCCATCTGCTTGTACAAAATAGGGTACAATATCTATAGCATTTGCTGCTGTGCTTAATGTTATTGCTGTACCTCCTGCTGTACGGTATGTGTCGTTAGCATGAGACAATGTTCCACCACCTGTTCCATCTTGTATAAAAACAAAGATTCCAGATTGTCCTGCTACTTCGTCAGGGTCAGCAGGAGTAGTTAAAGTACAGTTATTACTATTACTAACTGTTAAAATAAAATTTGTATATTGTGAAAAATCAGGTTCAAAGTTTCCACTAGCACTTGTTGTTTGTGTAGCAGGTTTAACACCTTGATTAAATACTATAGCTGTACCATTTCCTGCATCAGATGATATGCTATCTAACGCAATGCTACCAACGTTAGTGATATTTCCTTCTGAAACATCTAAGCTATCTACTGTGGTCGCACCAAAGTTTGCTGTACTTGAACCATTATCAATGCTACCAAACCCACTTGTAATAGAACCTGAGTCTAATGCACCTGTAGTAACAATGCTAGAACTACCTGCAACAGCAGATGCACCTATATCACTTAATACTTCAGAAGCACTTCTGCCTTCTATACTTGTACCATCTACTCTTAAAAAGTCATTATCTGCTATGCCACTTGTTGCTACTAATACATTTCCATTAGATATACCAGTTGATAAGGTAGCAGTTGTTGTTATTGCAGTGCCATTCAATGTAATAGCATCTGCTTCTAACGTACCATCAAAGTCACCATCTACAGCATCTATGTTACCTTTAAATATAGTTGCACTAACTGTTCCTGTACTTGGATTGTATGTTAAATGTCCATCCATTTCTAAACCAACATTACCAGTGCTAGAGGTTGCGTCTTCTACAAACGTAATTAAGTTTTCTTCATTGGTGCTTTCATTATCTGTTACTAAAACATGAGCAGAATTTGTTGCGTTAGTAACTGTAACTCCAGCTATAACTGTGTTAAGTGCAGTACCACCAACAGTAATAGCATCTGCTTCAAGTGTGCCATCAAAGTCACCATCAACTGCATCAATGTTACCTTTGAATATAGTAGCAGTGACTGTACCAGTGCTAGGATTATAAGCAAAATCACCATCAGACTCTAAGCCAACATTACCTGTTGCAGAAGCATCTTCTATGAAAGGTATTAGGTTTTCTTCATTAGTGTTCTCATTATCAGCTACAGACACATGAACTGCATTAGTAGCATTAGTAGCATTTGTTACTGTTGTACCAGCTATAACATCTGCTAAAGAAGTACCACCTACGGTTATTGCGTCTGCCTCCAAAGTTCCGTCAAAATCACCATCTACAGCATCAATGTTACCCTTAAAAATTGTAGCACTTACAGTGCCTGTACTAGGGTTGTAGGTAAAGTCTCCGTCTGATTCTAATCCTACATTTCCTGTTGCAGAGGCATCCTCTATAAAAGTTATTAAGTTTTCTTCATTAGTGTTTTCATTGTCAGTTACGGTAACGTGAGTTGCGTTTGTTGCATTTGTGGCTGTGGTAACGGTTGTTCCTGCAATCACTGTCGCTAAAGCTGTGCCATCTATTGTTATTGCATCTGCTTCAAGTGTGCCATCTATATCTGCATCGCCACTTACGTCTAGTGAACCTGCGTCAAGTTCACCTGTTAATGTAATATTTCTAAAGGATGCTACATCTTTATTAGAATCTACTGTAACCACCTTACTTGCAACTACTGTACCCACAGATGCACCTGTATCACTGTAATTAAGTTCATCTGTAGTAACTGTAGCACCATCTAGTATTTCTAACTCTGTTTCAGATATTTCAGCAGAGCCTATTGTAACAGTTCCTGCAAAAGTTGTATTAGCACCACTAAATGTTATGGCAGTAGTAGTGCCTGATTTAATTATTAAATTACCACTAGAGTTTGTAGCACTACCAAATGTTGTTCCAGCATCTTTAAAGAATATATCTCCACCGTCAGCATCTAAAGTTATATCACCAGCAGTATCAATTAATACCGTACCATCTGCTATTACGTCTAGTTGTCCGTCTGTGCTTGAATGAATATATATACCCGTGTCTCTGAATTGTAACTTTTCAGTAGTAGCTATAAGGATGTCATCACTAAATTCAAAGTAATCTTCATCTTCCATCCATTTTAAAACACCATCATTGGTTTCACCATCAAATGTAACTACAACGTCTTGTCCTGTTGTTCCTGCACCTAAAGTAATTGTATTAATAGCTAATGCCGCAATAGGACCACCTTCACCTGCATCACCATTGTGTGTATGTCCTGTACTGGCGGCAAAAGCAGCTAATATCTGATTAAACTCATTATTGGTATGAGCTGCAGTAATAACGTCTCCGTCTGTGTATGTTTCTTGTCTAGTGTATGAATCACCCATTTATCTTCTAGCTCCTAATTGATATTCTAACTGAAAACCTTTTAATGAATATGGTGCTGTTGCACCACCATCATTTACTCTTAATGCCACAGCAAATCCTGAACCTTCTACTGATTGTCTTACTAACGGCTGTGTAGAACCACCATATGTAGGTGTTCCATAAACTGATGTACCATATATAGCAACAACATCTGTTGAGTCTAACGGATATGCCGCAGGTCTAGGTGAGTCTTTGTCTTCATAATCATATCTTACAAATAAATCAGCATCTACTGCTGCTTCAGGTTGATAATTAACAATCACTCTTTGCATATGTTTTCTTATACCGGGATCATTAAATGTTAAATCAGGGCTTCTATATCTACCTAATATGTTTGTACCATCAAAAGTGTTACCTTGCTCTTGCCTATAAATATAGCCTGTAGAATATGCACCATGTAAAACTATGACATTTCCCTCTGATACAAAACTATCTGTACAAGCTGGTCTCATTCCTACTAATTCTGAAAATTCAAATTTAGTTCCTTTAAGAACACATATGATACCTTTAGTTTGATTTTCAGCTACAGTAGATTTAGTAAAAAATATTCTGTATTGTGTTTTATCAGTTATCACTACAGATTCAAACTCTGATGCATCAGCTATATTATCATTAAATATAGATTGCACACTAGAACTTATAGTTCCTAATTCAACGTCACCAATTCTAGCTGTACCAGCAACTGTTCTTAAACCATCAGGTCCTAAGAATATTAAGTCACCTGCAAATTCTTGGATTGTATCACCATTAACACATCCTATATCTCTTGTTACATCTGATACTGAAAAGTTAAGACCTGAACTTCCTGTTAATTTAAATATTCTTGTTTCACAAAATATAAATAAGTTGTCACGGAAAACTTTAAGTCCTGTTATTTCATCGTCAACTTTAAAACTACCTGCTCCAATGGCTACTGAAAAAGAACCTTCTTGGAACGGAGCAGAAAATACTACTTCTTGTTTGTTTGCACTCATGCCTGCAAAAAACATATGGTTTTTAAATGCAGCAACGTGCTTTGCACCTGTTACAGCAGAAGGTTTTAAGTCAGAAACTACTGCACCCGCCTCATGTGCTACGGCATTACTATTGACTGCTCTAGTTACTCCTCCAAATTGTGTGGCACTATCTTTACTTGTATATGTAAATATCTCTGTTCCTATTATTACAGAACCACTACTAGCAAATGCAGAAGTATCAGCTACCGTAAGAGTTCCTGAACCTGTCATACCATCGCCTGATGCAATTACAGCGGCTAAGATTGTTTGCTCTCCTGTTCCTGCACTAGTTACAGCAATATCAGTTGCCGCTAAACTAGAATTAAATACAGTCGGTGCATTAGTTCCGTCAGCTACAATTATCTTATCTGTGCCATCAAAGTTAAATCTTTCAAAATTATATTTACCAGCACTTGTTCTTCCACTATCTATTGTATTCCATGCCTCTGATAAAACATCATCTAAAGCATGAGCCGCGGCTGATGTAGTACCTGTTGCTCTAGTTACTCCTGTGAATGTGGTAGCTGTTTTACCTGTATATGTAAAAGTCTCAGAGTTAAGTTGAATTGTACCACTTGAGCTAAAACCATCTGTGCTGTCTGCTGTAATAGTTGACGAACCTGTCATACTTGTTCCAGAAGCTATTGCAACAGCTAATTTAGTAGAGGCAGAGCTAAATATTGATGTGCCTCTAGCGGCTATAACATTATTACCAAAAGTTGCTACCATAAGTGTTTTTTCAGAAGCACTCGCTGTAAAAGGCACAATGGCATTAATGTATTTATTAAAGCCGTTTATTCTTCTATAACCACCTTCAACGGCAGGCTCAAAGTTTTTTAACTCTAAAGCTTCTCCGGGTTGCATCATAAATGTAGATTTGTTTAGAACTAATCCTCCCTCACAGTTAAATGCTGAAGGTACTGTTTGAGATTGATCTGCCATTATACTGACCTTATATCTATGCTACCCGAACTACCTATTCCTCTTCTAGGTATAAAGGTTGACCGTAAATATGAAAATTTATTAACAAGTAAAGTTTGCATATTTTTTATACCTTGTTCAAATCTTTGCATGTTAAGTTGATACTGTTGAGTTTCACCTCTATACTGATATACAAATGCTGTAGCACCATCTACAATTACTGGTGCAAATCTATCAGGTATAGTTGTTGTATCTCCATGTGCTGATAAATCACTAGGGAACGTGTAGTAATCAAACTTTATTACATATGATTTGTTGGGAAAAGGATATAATAAATAATTATTATCAGGTGTTCTTACCACGTATTCAGGAACACCACCGTTGTCAAACTGTGCTACTGTAACACCACTTGCTATTGAAGCTGCTGTTGTACTTGCTGCACCTCTTGTGCATCCTGTAAATGTAGTGCTTGTAGTTCCTGTATAGGTTATT